GGGAGTCACTATCAAAAATATAAAATTCAACCAAGTAAGTTTGTAGTAGAGAATGAATTGCTATATCCTGAAGGTTGTGCTATAAAGTATATCATTCGTCATCGTGACAAGAATGGGAAAGAAGACATATTGAAAGCTATACATTTTTTAGAAATGATACTCGAGAGGGATTATGAAACAGATATTTAAACCACAAACAGAATGGTTACCACCTGAATCTTTTCCTGATCTATCAAAGTATGATGAGATCGCAATTGACTTGGAAACAAAAGACCCGGAGTTAAAAACTATGGGCTCTGGCTCTGTAACAAGTAGAGGAAACATTGTAGGTATAGCCGTAGCTGTGCATGATTGGGCAGGATACTATCCTATACGTCACGAAGGTGGTGGTAACATGGACCATGGAATGGTTACGAGATGGTTACAAGATGTACTAAAAACACCTGCAACTAAGATATTTCACAATGCTATGTATGATGTATGTTTTTTAAGGGCTGAAAGGTATGAAATACAGGGTACCATCGTAGA